GTGGCAGGGCAAACTCGCTCACGTACCCCTGCGTGTCGTCATCATCATCATCGGGCAGATTCAAACGATCAAACATCTGTTGACCTCGATTATAGAAATCTTTAGGTTTACCCGTACTGTTATCTTTAGTCATAGCATCCTCACTCTTGTTTTCTTACCACGTTTAGTAAAACACTGAACCCGACCATCAGCAAGTAATTCCCAACCTGCGTTTTCTCCACACATTGCTTGAGCAGCAGCTTCGAAACGTGCCCAGGCTTCGGCGGCTTCTCGAGCATCCCTCGCGGCTGCAGCAGTATCCCTAGCCGCCTGTATTTCATCGGGCCAGTCCAGCATATAGCTAGTGCTGAGAATCCCCGCAATAAGGAATACGAGGAGGAGGTTGAGGGAACTGTTGTATAGTTCGCGTGGTTTATTGAATGATAATTCGCGCATTGTTTATCCAAACTTAGTATCAGGTGTAATTGCCGCCTGGGGGATCGAGTGCGGTGCAGACAAGGCGGAGGTGGCCTGCAACATAATTCCTGCTGCGGTGCTTACGATACGAAGCTGCCCGGAGTTGATTGCACCGGAGAGGATTCCTTCGAAGTCGCGGAAGTCAGGGAAGTAAATATGGATCATCTTGTAAGCATCGTGGTAAGGGACAGAACCTTTGCGACGGACAAAGTCGATGAAGCGTTCGGCTTGCATAGAGTCTTCGGTGCGACCGATGCGAGAGAAGACTCGGTGCATATCCTGCTCGAGGTCTTCTAGCATTTCGTTGGCGAGTTGAAGGTCTTCGGAGGTGAGGATCAGGGAGCTGGAGCGGGAGGCGGAGAGCACCATTGCGACCTTGTGCATATGGGTTTGCTTGCGGGCGGCGTAGCCTTCCAGCATCTGGTCATCCATGCGGGAGGCAGCGTCTTTCCAGAACCTCTCGTACCAAGCGCGTCCCCACTCGCGAGCGCCGGAGGAGATGGTGTAAGGGCCGGTGAGCATGGCTATGCGCTCGAGGTCTTCGATGAGGTTAGTTCGCATCTCTGTGTCGCCAGCGCCAACTTGCTCGTCAACGTAGGCAACGTAGCGTTCCTTGGTGTCGCCGTAGACGAAGATGCAGCGGGAGGACAGTCCGCCGCCGATCATAGCCTGGGGCATATTGTCAGCAATCCAGTGCGGGGTAGTGCCAGCTTGCAGGTTGATCCAGGGCGCTTCGATGATATCGTTCCCTGACATTTTGGTGATCTTTTCATAGGTTTTCTTTCCATCCCAGAGCTCGATGAGTAGGTTTATCATTTCCTTGTCTTGCAGGTCGAGCAGCGAGCCGAGTTCCGAGGCGACTAGGGTAAGCGGCGACATAGGATGCCACTCGGCATTGTACTCGAAGGACTCGGAGGCGGCAGCAAAGGCGGTGACGAGAGCCTGCCAGGTGATAGCGTTTGGGCCAAACTTGATGCCGGGGACTTGGCGAAGCAGATCAGTCGATATGTCAATGGTGGTGGACTTGGCGATGATGCCGGGCGGCCCTACGAAGATAATGTAGAAGGAAGGGTACCAGCAGAATCGCTTCATGTCAATCCAGACCCGGCGACGCAGGCAACCGGCGACTGTGCCTACTGCGCTCCAGAAGTGCATACGCTTCGGCGCCTCGGTGACGGAGGCGTACTGGAGGTATTGGGGAATCCAGTCGGGGTAGTTGCGGGTCATGCACAGTCTCCCCAGGAGACAGCAGAAGTCTTGACGCCTGTGGGGATGATCAGCGGCGGGTCGTAGGGGATCTCGATGCGAGAGTGCTTTTCCATAAGCGGAAGGATCGTAGCGGAGCGGTGTGTGGGAAACTGTCCAGCAAGGGAGTCGTGGACTTGGAGGAGCACTTGGACTTCCGGTATGTTCTCGTAGAAGGAAGTCCAGATCCGATTGATAAGGATACCGACAGTGGACTGGGGAACCCAGGCAAGGGCTTCGGGAAGGAGCGCCTCGAGCCTGTCGAAGATGTACCAGCGGTAGCCCCAGCGGTTCTCAACAAAGCGATGGCGGTTTATCTGGTCGAAGGTGCGAGTGTGCCACTCACGGATGCCGGGATGGGCGGAGAACCAGTACTTCTGCGCAACGTCGATCTCGTGGATAGTGCGACCAGTATGGGCGGCGACTGTCTTGGCACCTCCGCCGTAGTTGGTGGCGTGGCAGAAGACCTTGGCGAATTCCCGAGCGTGCTTGAGGGGAGCGCGATGGTCGCGGTAGCTAGGGTGGGATTCTACCAGCTCGTCGAGGGGAGGTGGGGATTTCTTCGCCAAGATGTAAGCGTTGAGCAAGTGCATATCGACACCTTGGAGCATGGCGGCTACCCAGTCCGGCTCGGCGGCTTCACGCACGACTACTTGAAGATCCGCCCGATCCAGATCCATGTCGAAGAAAGTGAAGCCTGGATCTGGGCCATACATACTGCGGATGTTCGGGAGAGTGAAGTCCATAGATCCCCGAGCCGCGGCCTTGCCGGACGATTTGCTCTTCTCAGAAGGGATTGTTTGGAGATTTCCGCCAGATCCGAAGGGGTTCTTGGACGAAGAAAGGCGATAAGAATAAGGCGCAGATTTTCCACCGGCATCTCCAGCTATGTTGAAAGAACAACGCATCCTGCCATCATCGTCTAGCGGCATCATGACGAAGTCGCCGAGGAACTTGTTGAGGGTACGAATGTCTGCGATTGCGTTGCAGAGGGGTTTGACGAGGGGCTCTTTGGCGGCGATCTTGCTGAGGGCTTCGTCATCGCAGGTCGGGTTCATCGTGGTCTTGCCGGCAAGAATGACGCGCTTGTAGATGACAGGCTGCTTGAGGTCATCGTAGAAGAGAGTCTGCATCTGCTTGGGGGATGCAGGGTTGATTGTGTGGCCTAGGACATTGTGGAGAAAGGCTTCGCGGTGGGAGAGCTCTTCCTGGATATCAAGGGCCATCTGGTTCTTAACTTCGTGGCGAATGCGGACACCGCGGAGCATGGCGCGCAGGACGGGGTAGAAGAGCTTTTGCTGGTGTACGTCAACCTCAGCAAGGTGCATGGATTCGGCGACTTGTTGGAGGACTTCACCGGACTCTCGCGTGTATACGCAGTCTTGAAGGTTGTAAGTCCAGCGTTGCTCCTCCGGAACGTCCGAGGCAATCTTCCCTTCGTCTTTCCAGTAGACGTACCAATCTGCGTACATGGAGGCGATGAAGGCCAGGCCCTTGGGCAGCGCGCAAAAGACGCTGTGCTGAGTTATCATCGTGTCCTGGCCGCCGTGGGGGATGAAGTGCCAGTGGCGATAGACATACTGCGCATCGTAGAGGCCGTTTTGCCAGCGCACCTTGACGTTAGGGTGCGTAAGCAAGCGGTAGATTGCAAAGACAATCCGGGACTCTTCGTCGATTGACCAGTAGCCTTCGGGCTTGCCTCGAGCCATCAGGGGGATACACAGAGCGTCTTGGCGCGACCAGCTGAGGCCGATGCAGTCTATATGTCCTCCACGCGTCTCGATATCGAAGTCAATCCAGACTGTCTCGGCGAACGCAGTTGCGTCAGAGTGCAAGGCCTGTAGGCAGTTAAGTGCTTGCGGGAACGTCGGGCGGACTAGGAAGTTCCAGGTTGGCTTGTTATCGTAGACGCGGGAAGTCATGTGACGCTTGAGGCGGCGGAGGTCGGAAAGAACTACCGCACGCTGGTTCCACTCGCGAATGACTGCACCGGGGGTGAGGGTCGGTATGACCTTGATGCCGTCGGAGGTTGATAGGAGTGACCCGCGCCACTTGAGCACACCCCAGTGGCCGGTGAGGGCCCAGAGCGCTAGGTTGCCCATGGCCAAGATGATGTTCGGCTGCACCATCTTGATTTCCGTGAGGAGTTCTGCATAGCCCTCGTGGATGTGGTAAGTGCAGTACTTGTCCTTAAGCAGCGAGTGATGGGCGGATATGTCTTTCTTTTTCAGGGCAATCCAGGTGGACAGCTGGCCCAGCGGGGGACGCTCCTTGCAGACGTAGGTAGCGTAACACTCCGAACGCATCACGCCGACTTCCTGGAGCATCCGGTTAAGCTCCATGCCGGAGGCTCCGTCGAAGGGCTGGCGGTCACGCTCGGCAGGAAACTCCCCGACGATCATTACGCGAGTAGGGATAGGGCCTTCGCCTTTTACTCGCATCAGAGTCCAATCGACAAGTCAAGTTCTTGCTGAGCGCGAAGATCTGCGATCCGCTTGCAAGCTATGCCGTAGCTGGACTGATCCATCTCGATGCCAGTTGCTCGGGCTTTCATCGCATGGGCAGCGGGGAAGACAGGCCCGCTGCCACAGAATGGGTCAAGGACAGCTTGGCCCGGGAGGACGGATCGGCGAAGCAGGTCTTCGAAGAGCGCCACAGGCTTCTGCGCGGCATGGCCGAGGTTGCTGTCGGGCGGGTAGTCGAGGACGTCCCCGAGCATCTTGAGGATAGGTCGCTTACCCTTGACGGCGTAGAGGAGAATCTCGTACTTACGCTGCGGGCCTTGCTCGGGCCAGGGTGCGCGCATACCGGACTTCTTGTACCAGATAAGCGGAGTGCGGAAGACGTTCCAGCCGGCCTCGACCATCAGGGATTTAAGCCGAGAGAACTTGTCAAAATCGCAAAAGCAGTAGAGATGCGCTTGCGGCTTGGCGATGCGGTAGCCCTTGAATGCCAAGGCGGTAGCGCAACGCATGAAGGTTTCGTAGCTGTCCTCGTAGCCGTGCGCGCCAGCAGCTAAGCCGCCCGAGTCCCCGAATTCATCTGCGCTCATGCCGTAAGGAGGATCAGTAATGATGCAATCGAAGCTGTCAGCCGGGCAGTCATCCATCCAGTTGATTGAGTCGGCGTGGAATGCCTGGTGCATATCGGCGGTGAAGGTCTTGCCGACCGACGCCCCGAGCTCTCGGTGCTTTATAGCTGTCTCTTCCTTGCGGAGGATCTTAAAAGCTTCATCGACGGTTTTCGCTGCTTTGACGGCGGGATTGTCCAGGTGACCTGCAACAATAAGCTCCCGGCGCGTGTTTTCTTGATGGATACCTTCGGAGCTCCCGCGAACCTCAAGCGAGATGTCAGCTGTAGTAGGCGGCGGTGTTCCCCGTTGGACTGCCTGGGCGGTACGAAGTGTGTTGAGGCGCGCATGGGCGGCTGCGCGCTCCTGCCATGTAAGGTTTTCACGATGGATGTTCTCGGAGAGTTCAGCTTCCTCTGCCGCCAGGGGGTCAAGGTCGCTGAGGAGAGTATAGGGTATGCTGTTTGCTCGGACGCGCTCGCCATCGTGCATTATCTCTCCACCGAGGGCGTATAAGTCGCGGACAGCGCGGAGGCGACGTTCGCCGGCGACTAAGTAGTAATCGTCGCCGACTACCCGCAGGATGATTGGATGAAGCAGCCCCTGCGTAGCGATCACCTCGCCGAATTCGTGTAGTTTTGCTTGATCAAACAGCCTACGCTGGCGATCTGGAGCAATCTTGATTGCGTCAACATAGATGAGTTTCATGAAAGTCCTAAAAAGAAGAAAAAGGGGACGAGCACCGAAGCACTCGCCGCCCTAGCTTGGGAGATCAGCTTGGCAGGATAGCGCCAACGCGCTCCTGGATTACGTCGTTGTAGAGCTCATGCTGTACCTTGACGCGGACAGTCTTCCCTTGCAGCTGGCGCCATGCCCACGGCACGCCTGCGACATTGGTTCCGGCGGCCTCGCGGTAGTCTTTCTGCCGCCGATTCTTGCCCTTGGAATTGTCCAGTGCTCCCTGCGCTGTCAGGTCAAGGAACGCCCGGTCGCTGAGGGTAAGCTCAGGCGGAATACCAAGGCCCTGAACGGACGGGGGAATCTGCAAACGCAGCGGAATGACCATCGAGACCCAAGGCTTGCCGGCATTATCACCCTTGCTGATTGTGCCAGAGCTGGTGGTGATCTCGCCGATGACAGCGAGGTAGAGACCATTCTCGTGGTCGGGGTTCTCCGTGGGAAGCGGAGGGCGCTTCTCGTTGACTTCGGTAACTTGCGCGTCGAGAAACACGCTGGGATCGAACTGACTTGTACTCATATGAGTAACTCCTGTGTGGTTAACTAGGGACACTTGGCGCAGTCCCCTTCTCGCATCTTACTAGAGATAGGTTGTTTCACGCTTGACTGGCTTGACGATGACTGTGCCAGGGTGGAAGATTGACGGGGCGGCAGCAACAAGCTTGTGGATTTCCGCTATCGTTGCTTGCTGCGTCCAGCCGGGAGGGATAGCCAGCTGGACTGTGACAGTGAGGAGGGAATAAGATTTCTTGCTCACGATACACCTCCAGAGCGCTTAGCCCATACGTCCATGACCTGAGCAAAGTCAGGGGTGATTTTGCTGCGATAGCCGAGGGAGCGCGTCTTGGTGTCCACTCCGTAAGCGGCAGTGTCCCACCAGAACTTATCAGCTTCGCGAGTAGTGTAGATGATATCGCTGAACAGCGTAGGGATTTCGGTTGCTAGGGCCTTGCCGATCGCCTTGATCATGACCTTGGTGGACTGGGTAATAGAGTCCGTCTCGCGATCTACGTGAGCAGTCATGACGAACGGACACTCCATCCCCTGGGTGCAGAGGCGGAGGAAGTTCATCAGGTTGTTCTGGGCCACGCCGTAGTCGCCAGGACTGGCCATCGGGCGGGAGCCGATCTGCATCTTCATGGCGGCATTGCTGGTCTCGGTGAGGGAGTCCATAACGAAAATCCTGCGGGAGGAGAACGCGTCGATAGGGCCGAGCTCCTTGCCTGTCCGGTCGTCCTTGAAGTTGCTGCAGGACTGCAGGATCTTCCAGAACGCATTGTTGTCTCCGCCGCGGTTGCCGTCTACTGCCTTGGCCAGGGCTTCGTAGGAC